TTGTCGTAGGTCGCGGAGATCGACAGCGGCTCGCTTGCAAAGAGCGTGGGGATGTCAGCCATTGATCCTCTCCTCTAGTGCGGCGATGCGTGCTTCCAGTTGCTGGATGTACCGCAGCATCGGCGTGATGAGTTTGCTGTACGTGACGCCACGCAGTTGCGCCTCGCCGTCTACCATGTCGTAGAAACACAGTTCCGGCTTGACCGCTTCCACGTCCTCAGCGATCAGACCGTAGTCGGTGACGCCGTCGGCCTCGTCGCTGTACGTGCCGTCGGCGTTCCGCTTGCGGTAGCGGTACGAGACGGGCGAGAGCGCCGATAGCCATGACACGTCGTCCAGCGTGACGATGTCGGTCTTGCTCTCGCGGATGGAGGAGACGTAGCCGATGAGGCCGCCGGAATCGACAAACACGTCTCGGTTAGTCCCGCCGACTGTGTTGTTGTAGACGCCAGCGGCGGTGATTTTTCCGTTGTCGGAAGAAATTGTCAGCCTTGCGGTGAGTGTCGCAGTGCTTCCGGCCGTGCCGCTGGGCGCGGTGTAAAACACATGCTCGCCGTTGTACTGGAGGTACATGTGACCAAACTGCGTGGTCTTGTACGTGTAGGTCGCTCCGCCGTCGGCGGAAACGAGGTTGGTGTGCAGGTATCCTGCCGCCACTGCTGAGTTGCTGGCTACCGACACGCCGTTTTTCAACTCCAGCACGTTTGTAACATTGCCGCCCCATGTGCTGGGCGTCGCCCCAATCCCCACATTCCCCGACGCATCCACCCGCACCCGCTCGGTGCCGTTGGTGACAATCGACAGCGTATTGGCGTTGCCGCTGACTTGATGGATGCCAGTATCGTCGTCGCCGCTGATCGCCACGCCCGGCTTGTACGAGCCGCTGCTGCCGCTGCCTGCGGTGACGAGCGTTTGACCGCCGCCAGTGATTCGCAGCACTTCTGTGAGCGCCCCTCCGCTCCCTGCGGGCGTAGCGCGGAACTGGATGTCGGTGCCGTGATTGGTGGACGACCAGTTCTCGTTTGCACGGAAATTGATTGTGCCGCCAGCGACATTCGCAGTGCCGTCGGACGCATACGCAGACCACCCAGCGAAGGAGTTTGTGTTGCTAGGCGTATTTGTTGATCCGATTGCTATGCCAGCGGTCGTTGCCCGCGATATTTGCACACCGTCTGTGCTGTTCCACGTCGCAGAGGCTGCGCCTGTAAAAGCCGCCCCCGCCTGTCCGACGATCTGCCCCGCGAACGTGGCGGTGCCGGTGGAGGAGATGGCAAGCGCAGAAGTCCCGCCCGATCCAACGAAAAACTCCAGCGTGCTGCATCCGATAGAGAACTTGTTCCAAGACGAAGACGAACGGTTGAAAGCGTTGATGCGGCTTTCGCCAGAGAAAATGCCGACAAAAAACTCAAGTCCCTCTGCGCCGTCGTTGGCTATGTGCAGTTTCCGCTGTGGTGCACTGGTGCCTATGCCAACCTGACCGCTCGCATCGATCACAAACGGCGTCGTATCCCCGCTCGCGTCGTTGACGACGAATGAGTTGGCGGTGCCCGTGTTTGTCACGGTCAGCGGAACCACGTTGCCCGTGTTGGCGAACGTCGCTGCGCCGGTGAACGCAGGACTCGCCGTCGGCTGCACGCCGATCACCGTGCGTGCCGTCGCGGCGTCCAACTCCTCCACGTCGCCTGCACCCGCAGACGAGCGACCGAGCAGGCGGTCGGTGGCGGAGACGTTTTGAATCTTGGCGTAGGTGACGGCGTCGTTGTCGATCGTCAGCACCGTGCCGCTGCTCGAGATCGTGATATCGCCCTTGTCGCCGTCGCTGAACCCGACGCCGGCCATCCCTGTCGGCCCTGTCGCGCCGGTTGGCCCTGTCACGCCTTGTGAGCCTTGACTGCCAGTAGAGCCAGTTGGGCCTGTCGCACCTGTGGGACCCCCGGATCCCGTGTTGCCCGTCGCGCCTTGCGCTCCGGTTGGCCCTGTAGGCCCTGTTGACCCGACGTTGCCTTGGGCACCCGTCGCGCCTGTTGGCCCAGTCGCACCCACGTTGCCTTGCACGCCCTGCGACCCGACAGCTCCTGTCGGCCCTGTCGCGCCGGTGGCACCGACTGACCCTGTGTCACCGACGATGCCTTGCGGCCCTGTGCTGCCTGTCGGCCCTGTTGACCCAGTCGAGCCGACGTTGCCTTGTGACCCGACAGAGCCAGTTGGCCCAGTAACGCCTTGATCACCTTGGGCACCGGTTGAGCCTGTCGGCCCAGTGACGCCCTGCAATCCCTGCTCGCCAGTCGAGCCTGTTGCACCGACGTCGCCGACCGATCCTTGTGGGCCTGTGCTGCCAGTAGCGCCGGTTGGCCCTGTCACGCCTTGCGAGCCAACGGCGCCAGTTGGTCCGGTGACACCCTGATTGCCTTGAGCACCCGTAGGCCCGGTCGGGCCTGTGGCGCCAACGTCGCCCTGGGCTCCGGTTGGCCCAGTCGATCCCACGTCGCCCTGCGGTCCCGTGCTGCCAGTCGGGCCGGTGCTGCCGACTGCGCCTTGTTCGCCAGTGGCGCCGGTTGCGCCAGTCACACCTTGGTCACCTTGGGCACCTGTCGGGCCGGTGGCGCCTGTGGCACCAACGGAGCCCTGCGGGCCTGTGCTGCCCGTTGGCCCGGTCACACCTTGCTCACCCTGCGCGCCAGTCGGGCCAGTGGCACCGACCTCACCTTGGATACCAACGGCACCTGTTGGCCCTGTCACGCCTTGATCACCAGTGGCGCCTGTCGGGCCGGTCACGCCGATGAGACCTTGAGCACCCGTCGGGCCTGTTGCGCCTGTCGCGCCAACGTCGCCCTGCGCGCCAACGGCACCCGTTGGCCCTGTCGGCCCAGTGACGCCTTGGTCACCTTGCGCGCCAGTCGGCCCGGTGCTGCCGATGTCACCGACGGCTCCCGTCGGGCCTGTCTGGCCAACGTCGCCGACCACGCCCTGGGCGCCGGTTGGTCCTGTCGGCCCTGTCGAGCCTTGTGCGCCCGTGTCGCCGGCGACGCCTTGCGCGCCGGTCGGCCCTGTGCTGCCGACCTCGCCTTGTGATCCCGTTGGCCCAGTCGCGCCAACGTCACCGACGGCTCCGGTCTGGCCTGTCGCGCCTGTCTCGCCTGTTGGCCCGGTGACACCCTCGACACCCTGCGACCCGGTTGGCCCGGTAACGCCTTGGATGCCTTGCGGTCCCGTCGCGCCGACGTCGCCTTGGCTACCGGTCGGCCCAGTCAATCCGATCAGGCCTTGCTCGCCTTGAGCGCCTGTGGCACCTGTCGGCCCAGTGGCTCCTGTGTCGCCGACGGCTCCAGACGAGCCGGTCGGCCCCGTCGCTCCCGTGGCGCCCTGCGCGCCCGAGATGCCCTGTGCACCGGTCGGGCCTGTCGCACCTGTGCCTCCGATGTCGCCTGTCGGTCCTGTCGGGCCTGTCGATCCGACGGCGCCCGTGGAGCCGACCGAGCCTGTGGCACCCACGCTTCCGGTCGGGCCGGTCACGCCTTGGACGCCCTGCGGTCCGGTGATCGATTCGCCTTGGGCGCCAGTTGGGCCGGTCGCACCGGCAACGCCCGTGGCACCGACGCCGCCCGTCGATCCTTGCGGGCCGGTTGGCCCGGTCGCGCCCGAGGTGCTGAACTCCGTCCACGTCGTCAGGTCGCCGCCCAGCTGCCACAGCAGGCCCGTGGCCGTGACGTGCACGAGCATGCCGGCCTCGCGGCGGGCGGCCGGGATCGCGTCCCGTGCGGCGTCGGTGGCGACCGTGCGGTAGCCACCCTTGCCGTAGAGCGCCTCGTGGCTCGGGTGCACGTCGGTCGTCGAGAACGGCACGACCGGTGCGGCGACGTTGGTTCCCTTGATGCTGCTCATCAGCTCACCACGACGACGACGGTGCCGGTGATCGGGTACGTGCTGCGGTAGATCGTGTAGCTACGTGCGGCCTGCCCGGTGAACGTGATCGACCTGGTCGTCGTCTCCCAAGCGGAGTTGACCAAGCCGCCGACCGTGAACGTGGGCGACCCGAACGACGCAGGCAAAACGAAGTGCAGGTAGGCGGCCGTCGCCACGATCGTCCGCGTCTGGCTGCGGCCGTCGGCCATGTCGCTTGTGAGCTGCGACGCAATCTGGCCGTCGGTGATCGCCGCGGCCGTGCTCGCGCCCCACCACCTGACGAGCAGGGCAGGGGAGGTGGCCGTGTCGTCCGCGACGGCCTTCGTGTGGACGCGCATTGTGGCTCGGAACCCGTCGCCGTATCGCCAGACCGGGATACCTCGAGGTGCCGCCACCTCGTACGTCACGTCGGAGCCGCTCTGCGTGTCGACCACGCGGTCGTGCCGCTGCGGCAAGCCCAGCGGGAACGACGCCGTTTTGATCACGAAATCCCGCGACTCCCACCGCTCCACGACGCCGTTTTGGTCGGCCGCCTCGAAGACCGAGCTGCCGACCGTCGCCGTGAGGTAGGCGGTTGTCGCACCGCGCACGTACCGCACCGTCCGGCCGGCCGAGGTCGCCAGCCGGTCAGCCAGCCAGGACGCACCTACGGCGAGCATGTCGGACATCGGTCACTCCACGGCGCGGCAACGCCGCCGCGGCGCGTCGTGGATACGCGCCGGCGGCGGGTTGCGGCAGGTCTCGGACTCGCGTCGGATCAGCGCTCGAGCTTGACGCTCACCGTGGACGCACCCGTCACGGCCTGCGCGACGGCGTAGCCCATGTTCACGCCGGTGACGGTCGTGGCGACGCCGCTGGTGGCGTACCACTTGACCTGCGCACCGGCCGCGATGGTCTCGCTGTTCGCACCCGAGCTGTGCTTGGGCACGCTGTAGACGCCCTCGACGGCGACGACACCGACCGCACCGTTGGCGATGGGGCGCGGCGCGACACCGACGAGCGAGCCGATCACGACCACGTCGCCGGCGGCGATCGCGCCGCTGGCCGTGTGGTCGAGGTAGTAGCCCTTCTGAACCGTATCTGCCATGGAACTAGTCCTCTGCTGCTGATGGGTGTGGGTGCCGGCGGGCGGACACGCTGCCCGCCCGCCGGCGAATGATCACGACACGGTTCAGACGTCGACCTTGACGCCCGCGAGGTACTCCGCCTTCGACACGCCGAAGTCGTAGTAGCCACGCATCTGGACCCCGAGCACGTTGAAGTCGGCCTCGGCCGTCTCCACCACCGGGCTCTGCACGCCGTTGAGGAACGCCACCTCCATCACCGGCAGGTCGGCCGGCGACGCGAGGAGGTAGTGGTCGGTCACGTTGGTGAGGTAGGTGGAAGCCACCACCTCGTAGCGACCGGCCAGCACGTTCCGCTCCGGCTGACCCGTGGTGGCACCGCTCTGGATCAGGGCCGAGCCCATGATCTCCAGCGCGGCGACCTCGAGGTCGACCGGCACGAGCAGGATCCGCGGCGTCACCGCCAGCGGGTTGCCGTCGGGGTCCTTGAGCTTGCGGAACGTGGTGACCACGTTCTTGAGGCTCGACACCGACAGCGCCGCCGACGCCGGCGTGGTGCCGGACGTCATGAGGTTCTTGCGGGCGGTCGTGAAGAACGACGCGTCATCGAGGAACGACGCCCAGAACACGTCGTTGAGCTTGAGCGCACCGCCACGACCGATCCGCTGCGGCACCGCGGTGAGTGCGCCCAGGTCATCGTTGATGAGGTCGGTGCGCGTGACCGACGTCATGATGCCGTAGGTGCTCGCCGAGATCGTCCGCGACTCGTCGCTCGTCGCCGCGTGCTTCAGCTCGCCGCCGTTCGCCACGGCCTCGAACTTCATGCCGCCGTTGAGCCGGTACGACGTCAACGTCTTGAAGTCGTTGACCGCACGCACCGCCGAGATGCTCCGCCACGCCGACTCGACGCTGTCGAAGCCGGCCAGCAGGAACTTGTTCACCGTCGCCGACAGGATGCCGCTGATCGAGTGCGTCGACCAGGCCGCCTGCAGCACCGGACGCAGCGTGGAGCTGGTCAGCTTCTGCGGGCCGTCGTAGCCGTTGGCCACGGCCGCCTGCAGGATCACCTCGCCGAGCGTGATCTGCCCGCGGGCCTTGTGCGCCGCCTCGAGCACCTTGGCGTCGTACTTCTGCTCGACGCCCGGCAGGCCACCCTGCATGGCGAACGAGGCCTGGATCACGTCCGCCGACGGCGGGGCGTGCTCGACGATGTGCACGGCCGGAGCCGCCGGCCGCTCGTCGCGGGCCGCCTTCAGGTTTTCCATCGTCTCGACCTTCTTGGTGAGGGCCTCGACGGCGGCAAGGAGCTTGCCCGTGTCGACAGCCGGTGCAGGATCAGGCACGGCGACCTCCGCCGTGGCCGCCACGGCCGGGGTCGACACGACCTCGTCCGTGGGCTTGGTGGTGGCGTCAGCCGCCATGGTTTCCTCCTCGACGGCCTCTTCGGCCGCGATGGCGACGCTGGTCTCCGCGTCAGCGCCCAAGGTGACAAACGAGACCTCGCGGAGAGCGGAGGCCTTGACGATGCGGACAGGCCCCATGTGGGTCTGCCCGTTTGCTGTGGCGACGGCGTCGGCGTCGACCTTCTGGTGGCGGCGGACGTCGGCGCCGACACTGGCCTGCCAGGCGTAGCCTCGCTCGGCCAGGGCGAGAACCTGGCGGGCCGTGTCGGTGTCGGCCATGATCTCGCCCTCGACGATCAGCTTGGATCCCTCGACGCGGACGCTGTCCGTCTGCCCGAGGATCGACGCGAGCCCGTAGTCGTGACCGAGAACGATCGGGATACGCTGCTTGGTCTGCATGCCGGCCAGGTCGATCACGACCGGCTCGCGGCTCCAGCCCTGACGGATCGGAGCGCCGGTGTAGGCCTCGATCGTGAACCGACGCGGTGAGGCCGCGGCCTCGCCCTCGGCGGCCTGCAGGAACGTCACGCTGGTGTCGAGTTTGATGGTGTTCATAGGAAGTCGATCAGCTCCTCGAGGTCCTCGTCGTGGTCGAAGTCGTCCACGTCACGCCTCCTGCGGGTTGGCCTCCTGCATTGGCTGGGCAGCACCACCGAGGTCGATCGGCAGCCCCAGCTCGCGCATCAGCTCCAGCTCGGCCGCACGCTGCCGCAGCTCGACGTCCCACCGCTTACCCTGGCGGGCGTACTCGCTCGCGAGCGTGGTCGTGTGCGTCCGCAGCCGCACCTCGGCCGCCGACGCCTCCTTGCCGGGGTCGACGTGCTCGCGGCCGTCCCAGACCCAAGCCCAGTTCCACTCCGAGAACGGCGGCAGGCCGTCCGGGACGATGCCGGCCAGGCTGGCTTCGTTGACCCACGCGGCCAGCACGCGGTCGAGACACACCCGCTCGAGCTGGTCGCGGTCGACGCGCTGCATCAGGCCGTAGACCTGGTGGTCCATGCGGCCACTGGCGTAGTTGTAGGACGAGCTGTCGAGCGCGGCGACGTTGTACGGCAGCTGCATGCAG